AAGTATTCTATTCTGCACAAGGCGAAGGTCGCTTTGTAGGCGTTCCAAGTGTGTTTTTTAGAACATTTGGCTGCAACTTTAAATGCCCGGGCTTTGGCTTGCCTGCTGGTGAGAAGACCACAGAGCCAGATGATATTGGTAAGGTAGTACATTTATATAAAACGTTTAACGACTTGCCGCTTGCACAAACTGGATGCGATAGCTATGCGTCATGGCATCCTGCATTTAAGCATTTGAGTCCTTCATACACTGTTGAGCAAAGCATTGATGCAATGCTAGACTTGACTCCTAACAATCATTGGATGCAAGACAACGGCAATGATGTACATCTTGTTATTACAGGCGGAGAGCCACTATTGGGTTGGCAAATGCTTTACCCAGAATTGTTAAGCAATCCTCGTATGAAGGATCTGCATAATCTAACATTTGAAACTAATGGCACTCAACACTTACATAAAGAGTTTAAAGACTTCTTATCTGACAACTATCACTTGCCAAAAGATAACATTACATTTAGCGTAAGTCCCAAGCTAAGTGCAAGTGGAGAGAAGTGGGAAGATGCAGTTAAGCCGGAAGTTGTTGTCGAGTACCAGCAACGTGGTCATGTGTATCTGAAATTTGTTATTGATAACATCCTAGACTTTAATGAAGTCGATCGTGCTGTTAAGGAATACCGCGGCGCTGGCTTCCATGGCCAAGTTTATGTTATGCCTGTTGGTGGTACCGACAAGGCGTACTTTTCTAACACCCGTCATATTGCTGATGAAGCATTAGCACGTGGCTATCGTTACAGTCCACGACTCCACGTTGACATTTGGTCAAACGGTTGGGGCAAGTAATGTACGGTACTGGATACACAGGAGGAAATCCAATGAAAGCACAAACACCAGCACAGGGTATTAGTTTGGAAAAAGACTTTGGAGATGCCAAAGTTTTTAACGTTGAATGTGATTGCACATCAGACGATCATGCGGCAAAGATGTGGATCGAAGTCCAGCGTGATCGAGACATTCCTGATGTTGAAGTTAGTTTTTATGTAACAACATGGACTCCTGTGTGGTCTGATTGGGGCAAGCGTTTGCATGCTGTTTATGATATCTTGTTTAAAGGTGTGCATAAGCAAGAGCATCATATGTTGCTTAACAAGCAAAGTGCCTTGAATTTTGCAGAAGCAATTAAAACTACAGTAGCTGAACTTGAAGTAGCTGACAAATAAGCATATCATGGTAACGTGGACTCATACTTGTAAATCTAACGGGAAACTTATAACTATGCAATCCGAAGAAACTTGTAGCTTGTGCAAGACTACATATAGTAACGAAGTTGATAAACGTATTAAACTCGTACCAGAACTACCACAGCATAGAGAAAAACAAATCCCTATGCTTTTTAAGGCATTTAAGAATGAATGATGATCACGCAAATTTAACGAACCCATGCGTTGGTATCTGTGTATCAAACGAAGACGGCACTTGCATTGGCTGCTTTCGTACTGCTGATGAGCGCAGTAATTGGTACATTGAATCAACAGAGTGGCGGGATAAGGTACTAGCCGAGTTACCCAAGAGAGAAGAAGATGTATTTGGACGGGATATTTGAAATGTTTGAATTTATTAAAAAGATTTTCAAGAAGAAGCCGACTGCAAAGTCAATGCGTAACAGTCCCGAACCTTGGGTCAATGTAGTACAGGCTCACCTTGCACCTGATAATCCTAAACAAGGATACTTTGAACTTGAATGGAATCCAGCGTTTGTATTGTTTTTACAACGTGGTGGGTATTCAGGTGCCACAGCCGAAGAAATTGTTGATGCATGGTTCACTGACATGTGCCGTAATGTTAGTATGGATAGCGATGCCGCAACATCTTTTGTTGCCGATGCTGGCCGCATGCAAACAAACAATCGTACTCGCAATCAATGAAAGTTGGGTCGGTTAATATTGCAACCGGCACTAAGCTACGATTAGAAGAGCGTACTGCCCAAAACAAATTAGAAGTTGCAATGCATAAGCGGTGCCTGCAACTAACAGTCCCAGATGACGAACTACGTAATGCATTTACTGAGCTACGAAAAACTTCTATTCAAAAACTTCCACAAGAATCAATCACGGTCAAGCCAGGTGGGGTAGTTGGTGATCGACATTTTGAGCCAGATGTTATACGAAAACATAACGACGGTAACTTCTACAATGTGTCGGTGTATAATCAAGTTAGTTTGTTAAGCAAAGAGCGATACAACGAACTTAATAATTTTTACAATAAAAACATCCAAGCAGGACAATTTGGAGAGAACATCCAAACAGAAGGCATTGAACGACTAGAAGGATTGTCACAAGGTACTATACTTCAATTTGGCGATACTGCACAAATTAAAATAACGCATCTTAGAACATACTGCTATAAGTTTGCAAATGTTTTATTTCCAACAGTTGAAGAATTTTTCTATTGGAAAAAACATGCTATGGGCCGACCAATAGATCGTATTGGTGTAATTGGGCAAGTAGTTGCTGAAGGTACAATACACGCAGGTGATAATATCACCATAGTATTTCAACCAACTAATTATTCAAAGCTAGGATATGTACAGCGGCCGCATGGGCTTGCAAGCAAAACACTATGCAATACTCTAAAGGATTTACAATGAATGCCTATGTTGTTGCAGTATCATTGAAAGCAACCCAGATGTCGGAAAATGACAGGAATTCTTATATTGTTAAGTCTGCAGAAGTTGACAATGCCTTAATGCAACAGCAACACAGCGTTGATCGCAGGGCGCTTAGTGAATTTAATATAACAAAATTTGTTCAAGATAGTATTACATTGGGGCCGGGTGGGGTAATTGGTGATTGCCATTATGCATTTACCCTCGAACGTACTGACCGCGGAGTAGTATTGCTTTCCATAGAAACATTGAATAAGCATTCTACAGACTTTAGAACATTAATTGTGCCCGGACAACTTGGCGAAAACATTTTAACAAGCGGAATTGATTTAGACAACTTACCAAAAGGTACAATACTACACATTGGAAATACTGCTAAGTTACAGGTAACTGCTCGTCGAAATTTTTGTTTTAAGTTTATAAATGCTATTGGTGTTGAAAACGTACAACCAAATCAGCGGTTTAACATGAACGAAGTTGGTGTGCAAGCATGTGTGTTAGAGTCTGGTGTAATTAGACCCAATGATCCAATTGTTGTAGAAATACCTCCTGATGCTGTGGACCTTCCGAAGCGTCTCGAATCGATACCTCTTGCCAGATTCCGTAAAATTCCGTTGACAAAGATTCGTTGACCTGCTACAATACACACATGAGTTACTTAATTGTTGATGCCGCTAATCTCTTCTTCCGTGCCCGTCATGTGATCCGTTCTGGTGATCCTGAGGAACGTGTTGCAATGAGCTACCATATTATCCTTGCTTCGGTCTTGCGTCAATGGCGCGATCGTCAGGGCAAGCATGTGGTATTCTGCTTTGAAGGTCGAAGCTGGCGCAAGGACGTTTACAAACCTTACAAGGCCAATCGTGCAGAAGGCCGTGCTAAACAAACTCCCAAAGAAGCAGAAGAAGAAAAACTGTTTTGGGAAAGCTTCGACAAGTTTTACGAATACATTAGTACCAAGACCAACGTAACTGTTCTTAAGAATCCAGTATGCGAAGCTGACGATTTCATTGCACGTTGGATTCAATTGCACAAAGACGATAACCATATTATCGTTTCAAGCGACACAGACTTTGAACAACTTATTGCTCCTAATGTGCAATTGTTCAATGGCATCACTGGCGTGCTTACTACACACGAAGGCTACTTTGACGAAAAGGGCAAGCCAGTAAAAGACAAGAAAACAAAAGAAGTAAAGCCAGCACCTGAACCAGAATGGTTGCTGTTCGAAAAGTGCATGCGTGGCGATACATCCGATAACGTCTTTTCTGCGTTTCCTGGTGTGCGTACCAAAGGCACAAAGAACAAGGTAGGACTCGAAGAAGCGTTTGCTGATCGCAATAACAAAGGCTTCATGTGGAACAATCTCATGCTTCAGCGTTGGACCGACCACGAAGGCGTCGAACACTTGGTTCGAGACGACTATGAACGTAATCGTGCTATTATTGATCTAACTGCACAACCAGATCACATTAAAGCTGAGCTTGATGCTACTATTGCTGAGGCTGTACAAAAAGAGCGTAATCCAAGCGTAGGCCCACACTTTATGAAGTTTTGTGGTAAGTACAATTTACAAAAGTCCTCAGATAATGCTCAACAACACACCGAATGGCTGGCGGCCAGCTATAACTAAAATAGGGATCATCACCCTACTAGCTTTCTGCATTGCATTTTTGGCATGGCCGGTCAATGCAGAAGTTTTTAAGCTAGACTCGCAATGGACTTGCGGAAAAACTTCAGACTTGGCTACTGAGCTTAAAGCTGCCGGAGAAGATGTTGTTATGGTTGGTTCTATTGATGGTGTTGTTGTATTCACACTTTGGGCTAACTCTAAAACTCGCACATTTACCGCAGTTGGAACCCCAACTAAAAATCCTGAAATGAGCTGTATTATTATACAC